TGGATAACTCTCCACGGTTTCTTCATATCCTTGATCTTCCAGCAGGTGGTTAGGCGATTAAAGGAAATTGGTTTTCAAAATGAGAATGACCGTGTGGCTGCCTTGGATAAGCTTATGAAACATCTTGGAGGATACGGTAAAGACAACAACCAGAAGACCCCACCGGCCTTTGTGGTTTTTGATGCACGCAATAAACCCTTTCATAAATGATCCCATTAACAACCACCTACTGGAAGATCAAGGATATGAAGAAACCGTGGAGAGTTATCCAGGGAGGTCAGGGAGCAGGAAAGAACTGGGCTATAGCTCAAATACTTCTGGAGCTTGCATCGGAGAAAAAGAGAACCATTACTGTGGTAACCGACACCTTTGAAAACCTTAAGGATGGGATCATAAAGGATTACACCGATATGTTCTCAATGACTGGTTTGGATTTTACTGATTTTTACAATCAAGGGAATAAAAACCTTACCTGGGGAGAGAGTGTGATCCAGTTCCGGTATGTGGTAGGCCACAAAGCTCAGGCAGGAAAATCAAAAAGAAGGGATATTCTCTATGTCAATGAGACAACCAAAGTGGCTTATGCAGCTGCTGAACATTACATCGCCCGGACTGCTGAAATGTGCTTCTTTGATCTTAACCCCGATTTTGAAACGTGGACCCATACCAAGATTGAACCAAGCTCCCAGGCTGAAAAGATCATTGTTACCTATCGGGATAACGAGTATTGCCCACAGGGTGAAATAGATTTCATTGAAGACCGCAAGGACAATATCGAATGGTACAAGGTTTACGGCCTTGGACTTACCGGAACCTATTCCGAAAGAAGGATCTATAATTTCACAATCATTGATGAACTCCCAAAAGGGATTAAGCGCGCTTCAAGTGGAATGGATTTCGGAGTGAGTCCAGATCCTACAGCGTTGGTGGATCTCTACATTGACAAAGCCAACCTTTACATTGATGAACAGCTTTGTGAAACTGGTTTAATGCCTGAGAAGATCCGGGGAGCTGAACGGCTTTCAATCTCTGATAAGCTGGATATGATCAAATTCCCGAAAGGATGGAAGATTGGATGTGATCTTTCAGGAGCTGCAGAAATAAGGGACCTAAGAAAGCACGGTTACAATGCCAGGGGAGTTGAAAAGGGAACCGGGAGCGTGATCACCGGGATCAAGAAAATGAAAGCCTATAACATCTTTGTTACAAAACGCAGTGAGAACACCATCAAAGGATTTGAGAACTGGTTCTGGAAGGTAGATCATAATGGAAAGATCATAGCAGAACCCCAAGGCCATGAGCCTGATTGTTTGGCAGCTGCCAGATATGGCCTGATGGAAAGCAATAAGAAAACCACCACCTCAATATCAGCCGGCTAATGTATAACCTAGATAACATATCAGTTAAGCAGTTTTGGAGCCTACAGGATGAGAGCCTGGCAAAACAGTATTTGAGATTCAGCAATGAGAAGGATCCTTATTTCCTCAAGCCAAAGGATATGTTTGCCGGAAGAATTGCAACGCCCCTTGGCCAACTCACTTATGGTGAAGTTTCCAATCTAAAGCACAACCTTTCAACTCCTTCCTTTGAAGGAATCTATGAATGTTTTGATGCTGTATTCAAGGTGAAGCTTACCACCTATCTCAACCAGAATATTACCAGTTACTTCTATGCGCTTAATTGGATTAAAGAACAGGTTACTATTATTCTGGAACGGGAAAATAAAACCCTTGGAGGGGAACGGGATCCACTTTTGGAAATGGCCGGGGTGCACCGGCTTATTCCCTTTGGAGAGCTGAACATATTAAAAACCATTGCACAACAGTTTAGCACCACGCCAATGGAGGTTGAGAACTGGAAATATAACCTTGTTTATTCTCTTATGCTTCACGATAAAGTGAGTGGTGAAGTTCAAAAATCTTATAACGAATTGAAATATGGACCTAATAAACAAGCTTAAAGAAATTGCCCTGGCAAATGGTTGGAGGTTCAAGCCTGCAAGAAGGGATTATCAAAACCTGATTGATGCCACTGCTTTTATTTCTGATGAAATGGCTGATGCAGGAAACGGTGAAACGGTTTTATTTCTGGATCCCGTGGTAAGGAAGTCTGAAGATATTGGAATGAGGTTCACCGGAAATCTAATGGTCCTTACCGCATCAGATATCGATATGACCTATGAGGAAAAGTATGAGAAATTCATCCAGCCTCTCATTGATATTGTAATGGTCCAGATGAAAAACAAACTGCGGTGCGATTATGATGTTGACGGCTGGCAAAGTATTGAAGTGATCAATGTATTTGATTTTAACGCTGATGGCCTGAGTGTGAATTTTAACCTTAAAGGATATTAATTATGGCAAAGAAAAAGCAATTAGAGAAAGCCACTTTCCCAACGAGCACCTATGAAGTGTTCTGTGATTTCTTCAATACAAAACTAAAGGCTCAATTCCATGATGCCGATGGTGAACAGAAGTTGAAGATCAAACTTGGAGCTGTGGAGGAGGAAGATGATTTTTATTCCCTTTCCCTTTACCGGGAAGATGTAGAGGCTCTTGGTAATTTCCTTATGACTGTTTCCAAACACGTGCAAAGTAGAGAGGTATGAGAAGATCCAACCTTTTAGGAATATTGGCTTTAGCGGCAATGGGAGAAAGTTTAATGGATTCCCAACGATTTGATGTGCCTGAATATAGATCAGATCGTAGAACCGGAAGAAAGAAAGCCACACTTACTCCAAGCCAACAAAAGAAAAAGGCTAAGGCCAGAAAAAAGAAGAAGAATAAAAGATGATCAATGATGCTGAAATATTACACGCTGAGTTCGAACTGTTAAGGGAAGAACTGATCCAAAAGCACAAGGAGCTTGGAATGAAAGCTTCAGGCAAATGGATTGAATCCCTGGAGAATCGCAGCGAACGGTTAAGCGGCCAGCTCTGGGGAGAACATTACACAGAGCAGCTTGTAAATGGTAGAGGACCAGGGAAGTTCCCACCTATCAAAATGATTGAGAAATGGATCTATGATAAAGGCATTACTCCGGAAGGAATAACCATTAGCAGCTTGGCCTTTTTGATTGCCCGGAAGATTGCCCGTGAGGGAACAGATTATTTTAAGCAGGGAGGAACAGATCTTATTGAGGCAGTGATCACCCCGAAAAGGATTCAGCAGATAATTGACAAGGTTTCAGAATTTCATATTAACAGCTTCGTGAGTCAAGTCACAGGAGTATTCAAACAAATGGCAGCAGCATGATAACATTCACCACCCAACCTACCAACCCACCGCACCACGCCTACAACAATTCAGTGATTGAATTTGGAGTAGATGCCGGGGTTCCTTCAGTTGCCAATATCACAGCCGGGGGGTACACCTTTGAAATATTTCCTGACCTCCAAGGCCAATTCTATTTCAATTTTAAAAGCATTATCAAAGCCCTGATTAATCCAGATCATTTTGAAGATTCAATCATTGCCACATCCGGATCTTATCTTTTCAATGACAGCAGCTTGTTTTATGAACTGGCTTTAAATGTGGAGGTGATCCTGGAAGATGGTACCAGCCAAACATCAGACCTTACTTTCCCTTTCCTGAAATCTGTTGACCAGGTAATCAGGAACCGCTATACAGAATCACAGTTAAAGATCCTTACCCCCGGAGCTTCACAAGTTGCACATCTCTCCTATTTTGAAGGTTATCCTTTTGATGTGGCAATCTATTCAGATGCTGCAAGATCGGTTACTGTGGCAAACGTGAGGACAGGAATAAGCACTTCATTAAACCTTTCCAAAGGTGTGAACCGTTTATTTGTTTCCAATGGAGAAAATGACAGTGGAGGCTTTGAAGGAGTGGTTCCCCTTCATCTTGGAGTAAATGAACTGGAGTTCAAGATAGGAACTGAAATAAAGGCCACTCTCTTTCTGGATAAAAAAGAGGCTGATTGTGGTTTCCTTTTAAAATGGTTTAATCCAAATGGAAGCTGGAGTTATTGGAGGTTTATGGATTTGCACATTGAAAACATTTCCACCGGCACCATTGAACGATTGAACACCGATTTCCAAAACCTGAATACCACCTTTAAAAACATATCCATTACCGGGAAAGAAGTTGGGAAAGATAAGCAGTTAATGTCCGGCCTTGTAGATGAACAGGAAAGGATCCTTTTGGATTCCCTGTTATATGCTCCCGAGGTGCAGCTTTATACCAATGCGTTGCACCAGCCAATGGCACCCGGGGATTTTGTGGGAGTGGAAATAGCCGGCGGAAACTTCTCAAGATCCAATAAAAACAAATTGAGCAACCTTTCAATAAAAGCCATAATGCCTAACATTTATACCCAAACCCTGTGAGTGAGATCTTGCACATAGAAGGTTTAAGAATGGATCTTACCCCAGATACCATACATCGCACCCTACAGATCAATGATATTGGAGAGGCCAAAGACAGGCAGGCCAATTTCTCCAATACCATTAAGATTCCTAAAACCCCAAACAATGTCAAGAACTTCAATTTCCTTGGAGTAAGTGGGAATAACAGCCTTGCACCCTACAGGAAACTACGATGTGATTACAGCTTAAACGGTATCCCACTAATCAATAAAGGCTATTCTGTAGTGAATGCCACAAACTCTCATTATGAAGTGGTGGTGTATGATGGGAACATAGATCTGGCAGAACGCATCAAGGGTAAAAAACTCAATGAATTAAACTTTGCAGATCTAAATCACTACCTGACCCAGGCAATGTATCAAAGCAGTTTATTTAATACTGAAGGATATATCTATGCACTGGGAGAATTCATTCCAAGAGGCGGCTTTTCTACCATCCAGATAAGTGAGCAGGCACCATCAATTTTTGTAAAGACTTTATGGGATAAGATATTTGCTGAAGCTGGATTAGGATATTCAGGATCTTTCTTCACCGAAAATGCAGATTTCCAGACTGAGGTAATAAGCGCGGCAAAAGGGTATGAAGTTCAAAACATAGCTTTAGTATCTACCTCTTTGGGAACCGGAGATAGTGATATTATTTTTAAGAATACCCAAACCAATGATCCTCAATTTTCTATTACAGATGTTTGGGAGTTCACAGGCGGCGTTCCCATGATCATTCCCAATGCCGGGCAATATACCCTGAACCTTAATATTGATTATGTAAATGAGGACAGCTATGTGGTAGTGAGAGTAATGCTAGGAGAACAGGTAATTTCCACAGTGATCCTTCCCAGGGAGGAAAACAATATCCAAAAGCAAATCAATTTTTCTGCATCCCAAGGTGATGTTTTGAGCATTGAGGTAAAGGGAACCTATTACTATGACCAACCACAACCTTTCCCGGATTATAAATATTATATCAATTATTCTGCATCCTCTACTATAGAACTTTTTGAGAATACCGGGGGCCAGTTTATTGACTTCTCCACTTTCACATCAAAGATGGATCAGCTTACATTCATCAAAGATGTGATGCAGCGTTACGGACTTCTTTTAAAGCCTGTGAGAAATCAGAATACCTATGATTTCATCCAGTTTGAGGAACTTTTAAACCGAAAAGAAACTGCTGAAGATTGGAGTAATAAACTCAGCGTAATTGAAGAGGAAAAATATAACATCCAATATGCCAGGAATAATGAGGCGGTGTATAATTACCCCGAGGAGATTGTAGATTACCTGTATGATGGGGTTCTTACTATTGACAATGAAACGGCCGCACCATCCAAAACCCTGTTTAATTCTCCTTACCAGATCCCTATCAAAAGATCCACCTTGTTTAAAAGTCAGCCGGTGTATCAAAACCACATTTGGGAAGAAAAGCAGGAAGACGGTGTTACCGTGATTGCCTTAAAGGAAAGCCCCGTGAAGATCTTCAGGATCCATAGAACTGATACCAGTATCACCACCCGGTTCTTCAATGATACCAATACCAATACCGTTACTGGGGCCATACCTTTCCTTTCCCTGGACAATATGGGAATGCAGTACTTTTTAAACAGGTATTACAAAGCCTTTAAATCCCTGATCAATCGCACCAAACAGGTAAGCGCGGTAATGAACCTCAATGAAATTGATATTTATAACCTGGACTTCTTCAGGCTGAAATATTTAAAACAGACAGGGAAATTCTACTACCTGAACAATGTGAAACATTCATCAGGGAAATTGAATAAGGCCGAACTAATACAGCTCAACGGCTTTAGCGTGAATTTACCACCTACCATTCTGGGGGTTTATTCTCAAACCATTGGGTATAACAATACCACGAACATCAGCATCAACAATATAACCTCACAAACCAACCCGGCTTATTTTGATCCTGAGTTTGATGCACCTGCAGCTATTATGATCACCGGTGGATTTAATCCTGATATTCTTATCAAAAACGGGGAAGATATTCTTACCACCCAAACAGAAATACTGGTGGAGAATTGGGATCTTAAAATTCAGGATGCAGGGAATACCACCGCGGCACATGCTGCCTCTTTCACCTTTAAGATCAAAGATGCAGGGAGTGGAGAATATTCAGAGGTGGAAGGAACCATTCAAATAAGCGTGAATGAATATGTGAATAACCCACCGGTTGCCAATGCAGGACCAGATCAAAACATTGAAATCCCTGAAGATGAATTTAACACCGGGGTTACTTTAAATGGATCCGGCAGTACTGATACTACTGGTTCAATTGTTTCCTATTCCTGGACCATACTTTCAAAACCTTTAACATCGACTGCTTTTATATCCGATTCTACCCTGGCAATTGCAAACCTTTCAGTTCCAAACAATGATACGAGCTGGGGAAGCTATACAATAGAATTAACCGTTACCGATGATTTTGGGGCAACCGACACCGATACAGTAACCATTCAAGTATTACAACAAACCTTATAACCTACCCCTAATGGCAGAAAAAATCAAAATATTTGAACTTGACATTGACGTAGATGCCGTCTTAAAAAGTCAGTCTGAACTAAAAACGGTTCTTGATTCTTCAAGGGAGGCACTACAGCAACTTAAAAAATCAGGAGATACCAGCTCTCAAACGTATGTTGAAATGGAAGCGGCGGTTAAAAGTTTAAGCCGTGAGTATAATGCATCCCAAACCCAATTGGGAAAGATGATAGATCTGCAGGGGAAAGAGATCAAGACCGTTAAAGAGGGAGAGGCCGCGCTTACCATTATCAATAGAGAATGGGCAAAGCAAGCCGACCTATTTGGGGAGAATTCAAAAGAGGCTGATCTTCTGGCCAGAAAACATGCAGAACTTAAAGACAGGACCAATACCCTGAGAAAAAGCATAGGAGATACTTCCACCAATATTGGTAATTATGCTGAGGATTTTAAAGAGGCTTTGGGATCTACCACATTATTTGGAAGGGCCACAGCTGTTGTTACTCAGGTAATGTCTGTGGGTAAACCAGTTTATCAGGCTATTAAAACTGAGATTGGTTTGATCTCTACCAACTATAAAATAGCCAAAGCTGAAGCAACTGGTTACACCGGGGCACAGAAAGCCGCCGCCGTTGCCACAGCCTTAACCAGTGGAGCATTAAGAATTTTAAAGGTTGCTTTGATTGCAACCGGGATAGGGGCTATTATAGTTTTGATAGGTTCCCTGGTTGCCTGGTTCTCTAAAACTCAAAAGGGAATTGACTTTGTAAACCAATCACTTGCAGCTTTAAGTGCTGGATTTGATGTTATCATTGATAGGGTTGCAAAATTTGGAGGTGGTATTGCCAAGTTATTTTCCGGTGATATAAAAGGCGGGCTTTCAGATCTTAAATCTTCTTTTTCTGGAATTGGTGATGAGATAGAGAGGGAAATTAAACTGGCTCTTGAATTGGAAAGAGTTCTCCAGCAGGTTGAAAAGGCTGAAGTAAATCTGGATATAAGAAGATCTGCAGCAAATGCCAGGCTGAAAGAATTAAATAAAACTATTGANGATCAAAGCAAATCTGAAAAGGAACGTATAAAAGCAGCTGAAGATTTTGCGAGAATTGAAGAGAGCCTAGTTACTGAAGAGGTAGCCAACCAAGAAAAACGAGTAGCCGCAATGTTGGGTTTTGCTGAAGTAACTGATGAGGTTATATTGTTGATGCTGATGTTCGTGGTATTGTTATACCCAATGGTTTGAGAATAAACCCCCAGAATGGTAGGTGGTAAATT